AGCAACAGCACTACCAACAACGGCGGCAGGGGATGGATTCCAAATAATTTTGCAACGCTTAGCTTGGCTATCATTGCCTAAATTGCCTGCTGCCGTAATTTCAATGCCCTTACCAGCAGAGCTTAATGAAGATGCGGCAAGCGTATAAATAGCTAAGACATTATCATTGGTAATGGTTGCCGGGAAAGCAAGCGGATTACCAATCTGAGCAGTTAAATTACCCGATTCCAATAACGTATTAGTCCCTGCACCGAAAATAGTAGGGCCTAACCCAAGCTGGTTTAAAGTAAATTGCGAAGTCGTAGCAGATGGTTGCCCATTCGATTGGACGGGCAGAACCGTTACTATTTCCGTGCCTACTGGATTTGCCATGACAATTATTCCTTATTTCGCGTTGCGTTCAACTTTTTCGATAGGCTCGCCAGTAGCACCACCAGCACCCGCTTGCTTGCCCCCAGATAGGCCATCCTCTTTATCATGTTTCATCATCAAAGTTTTTTGCTCATGCTCGTGATGCTCATGCAATTTCTTGCGTTCCTCGTGATGCTTTTTATGCAATTCAGATAAACTGCCTTTGTGATGATGATGTTCAGTTTCATGCTTATGATGAAGCTGCATATGTTCATGCATATGCTTATGATGCAAAGCCAAGCGCTCAAGGTGATGCGTGGAAGAAACCTCAAAGCCCTCCTCATCCTTAACACCCTTATCCACGGGGCCGTCACCATGTTCCTTTTTAGGCGTCGTTACAACTTTCTGACCACCTTTTTCCTCGCCCTTAATAGTGGGGGAATTATCGTATAAGCCGTGATGTTTCATTTTATTTTACTCCTTATGCCCATACATTGCAGTCCGAATTGTCTTATGCGATGCAGAAGCCTTATTAGTTTTATGCGCACTATGATGAGCAGCCTTAATCAAATTTTCAGCCAATCTAGCCTGCTTACCAGTTCTATCCTCATCCGTTTCATGGTCATGGGCAAAAGCTAAAGTAGATTTTCCAGCATGTTCTGCCTTCTTACGGAATTGACCGTGAGAATTTTCAGTTGCCCCCTTAATCCACTTTTTCTTCTCAGCCATAACCAAACCCCTTAGCGAACCGCTTCATTAACCTCTTTTTTCTGCATACCCATGACATATTCAGGAGTCGGGAAATCAGATTCAACGTCCGTTTCCGACCATTCAGTACGAGCTTGCGGAACAAAAGCAACGCCATCTTTTTTGCATTTCTTTTCAGCCAATTCATCCAGCTTATCCAGGAATGTCTGAATGCGGTCATATGCCATTTTATTCAATGGGATAAGATTAAGATTAGGCTCGCCAGCAAAATAAAGTGCTTCGCCCGGATTCCAAAACTTGTCATTATTATCATAGAACCCAGTAGAAATAACACCATAAGCCGGTTTATCCTGTTTAACGCGAGGACGAACATAAGGCTGTGTAGGGGTTATACTGAGGGCACCAAGTTGACGAGGTTTAGCCATAAAATAATCCTTTCAAAATTAAGCAACATAATTGCCAGGATAATCCTGAATCTTCGCGGCCTGCGAAGGATTAAGGAGAATACTAGCCGAGATATTACCAGTAGAGAATGAGCTGTTGCCAACCACGAAATTGAGGCGATAGAAGCGTGGCAATGCCGCACCAACCCAATTCGCACCAACTGGAGGAACTTGGAACTGACCTTGCGTATTAGCCACCAACTGACCAGAAGTCATTGTGCCAGTCTGCGCAATCGTCTGATAAGTACCCGCGCTACCACTGCCATTATCCGGAGCAGCTTGCAGTGCAATTGATAAGTTAGAGCTGGCCGCTGATGAAAACGCAGTAGTCACGTTCCAAACAACTTCAGGGATGGCAAACCCATCACCTCCACCAATATCAAAACCAATCGGTACAGCTGCACCGGTCGAAAAATTGATACCAGTAATCATTGGCGGCACTGTGCCAGAACCAACATTAGCTACGTCAAACACAGCCGTACCTGCGGCTGTAGCGGTAATCGCCTGTGCAGCCGCTAACTGCGTAAGTGAATCTTGGAAAGCCATGTTTTTACTCCTTAGTTATTGGTTCTTATTATCAAACGATACGTGCTTCAGAATTAATGAGCTGGTCAATAATACGAACAGGGATGCCACGGAACGAAAGTACCGGCGCACCCGCATAATCGCGCATAGAAATCAGCACGTTCTTATCGCGGATTGCCTGAATATCAAGGTACTCTTGCACGGTACGGTTACAATAAATAACCGGCATCGTACCTGGCTTAGGATCAGTCGGATCATCCGTTTCCTCGGCGTTAAACACACGCGGCGAAGAAGCAGGAACCTTTCCCATTGCTTTTGACAGAAGCACATATAAGTCAGGTGGGGTCGTGCCAGCCAACCCAGCAGTCGTGGTGTCAATATTGGCAACGCGCACGTTGAACCGCCAGTCATTAATACACAGACCGAACTTGATACGGAAGAAAGATGTGTACCCCTCAAATTGATTATTCGCAGAATCATACAATGCACGAACATCACCTTTATCTTCATATACGATACCTGATGGCGTTCCCTTCGGGAAGATACCATAAGTCGTTACATCACCCCAATTAACATACCAGATGGAAGCATTAGAGCTACCCGTACCGCCACCGTCAATGACGTTAGCAGCGTTATAAGCATTTGTAGCATTCACGGTATTGTAAATCGGAGCAAATCCAGTCATCTGCCCAGGGTTCGTGCCTTCATTAGAATAAATGAAAGCATTCGATACCTGCTGGCTCATACCTTCAATATGCGCCATATCCTGCTGATAACGATACTTCTGGATATTACCCCAAAGCTCAGCAATGGAACGGTCAACGCCGCTATAGCTCACCAACTCGGTGATGCCATACTGCATCTGAGCATTGAGAGCCTTGCTAAATGCAACGCCTGCGTTTGCAGCGCGGAATGTACCCTGCGGCAATGATACGCCAACGGTGATTTTATGAGCAAGAGGCATGTTGGCTTCCTGCCAAATCATGTCCTTCATCATCTGGTTGCACTGACTGAGTAGCTGTGCGATATGAGCCGGTGCTCCTGTCGGGTCTACCGACCTCGCCCAATCTATTAAATTTGGTAAGCCACTGGTAGCCATAAAAACTCCTTAATGTTAATCGTTAGTTAGATTGGTAAAAACGCTGGTAATCCTTAACTTTGCTTGGAGCGGGAGCCTGTGCCGGAACAGAGCGCCCACCCGTTTCTTTGGTGTAGGAATCAATTTTCTTCTGCATGTTATTGAGAATACGCAGAAGTGCCGGATTGTTACCAACGCCGGTATCTTTCATTAATGCGCGAAATTCAGTTTTCTGTGCATCAGTGCCGCCAAAATTATCAATGGACTCACGCAAACGCGCAGTCGTTTCCATGACACGATCTTCAGAGCCACCAAGTTCGGGATCTTTTTTGAATGCATCAAACCAATCTTTTTTCTGCGTTTCGTGAATCTGCACATAATAGTCATTAAGGCGATTAATCGAATCGAGAGTATTTTTTGCAGCAAGGTCAATAAGAGCCTGCCCCTTTTCCTGCATACCAAGATGGTCTAGCTTGCCAGTTTCAATTTCACCGAGGATTTTGGTAAACGCATCAAGCGGTTCTTTATCAAGCTGCACGTTTTTAGGAAGTTTGAACGGCTCGTAAACAGGCAGTTCGGTTTTTACTTCTTCTTTCGGAGTTTCAGTTTTTGCATCTACTTTAGCATCAGGCTTTTTATCGCCTTCTACCTTCTCATCCGTTTTTGCAGCTTCTTTAACAGGTTCATCGCCTAACACGCTCTCAGTCGCAGGCGGCGTAGGAGTTTCTACCTTCGCTGGTTCAGCGGTTACGGTTGTTTCGGCAACTACAGGAGATTCAGTTGATGCGGCAACTTCAGTAGTAACAGCGGCGGTTGTATCGGGAGTTGGTGTAGAAACTACAGCGGCGTCAACCACAGGCGCGGCAGTTGTTGCCGTAGAACTAATAGTGGTTTCTTGTTCGCTCGCCATACACTCTTTTGTTTCAAAAACAAGTTATGTTGCAGGTATTATGCCATATAACTTATTGAGATACAAGAATAAAATAACAAATTTGACAAGTGTCCCTTTATGTGTGATAAAATATATCCACACGTACATAAACATTAGATGTGGGAAGCACTCATGGCACAGTCACAAAAAGAATTGATGAATATCGAGGATTTTCTCGAAATCTACAGTTTGTCAAAAAGCAGGTTTTATTCACAGGTAAAATTATACCCGTGGCTTATAACAAAATTGGGTAATCGCAGCCATATAAGGCGTGTAGATGCTGAGAAGTGGTTGGAAGCGATTAAGGCAAAAGGGGTTTAATCCTCTTTTTTCACCGCGAAACGCGCAGCAGCCTCTTGTAGCATAAGGCTGAAATTCTCTGGCGCATTACGCATAATATCATCAAGTAAATTCTGCCCCACCGCTTGAATGCCAGCAAAGAATGCGGTTCCGTGAGAATCACTAGGTACAAATGGAGTCGAAAAAATCTTGCACATATCGAGCTTGGAATATAACCATTGTCTGCCCTGCATCCCACCCATCAACGCCTTCATAACATCGGCCTCAATGATTGCAAATTCCTGACGCTGTTTTTTTGATAAATTCTCATCTGGTGCTTGCGTAAACTCAACGCCAAATTGTTCGAGTTGTTTTTTGTAGATTTTATCCAGCGCCATATCAGTGTATGAACCCCTTAGGATTAGCCTTTATAGATGCGGCCATCAAAGTTTCCAGTCGTGACATGGACTTCATATTAGCCAATTGCCGCCCTCCAAAACACATGGAATCAAGCGTTTGTGCAATACTCTCCCATTCTTCGTTTAAGCATTCTTTTGCCAATTCCCGTGCAGCTGATGCACTTTTCTTCAAGCCATCAGAAAAAGCATCAAGCGTATCTTTCTCGCTCATAAATTCAGTGGGAGCGAATGTTGTGCCTATGACCATAATTACATCTTCACCATAAGTTTTTGAACCGATTCTTTTACAATATTGAGCATATCACGCATAGCCATCCACTTTGGATTTATACGCGCATGAACCATTTGTGAGCTTGCATCTATGGATATATTAAGACCCGTCATAAAATCTGCGAGCATTTCTATCTTGCCACGTTTAACCATTTCTTACCCCACTCGCCATTTGCAATTCCCTCTGTTTATCGGCATCACCCAATACCACATAAGCAATATTTTTGACATCAATGGAAAGCGTAACGCCAAATTCATCCTTGGCGGTAATAATCTTAATGTCAGATGACCCCGTTTGCGCTTCATGGATATTTTTATACTGCGCTTCCGCTAATTCCTTGGTTTTGAAATCAAGCGCGGCAGGCATATTGCTGTTATTGCAGACAATGATTATTTTATACATTTGCATCCCCTAAATTAAAATCCAAATACCCTTCCGTGCCCTCTATAGTAAAACGAAATGGTGCGTGCTTGCCTTCCAGATAAACATCATTTTTGTTATTCTCAAAAAACTCCTTCACGAAGTTGATATATTCCTCGGTTTTCTGGTCTAGTTCAGCGTGAGATACAGTGCGCATGGTTATTCCTTGCCGTATAAATGTTCATGAGTTTTTTTCTTTACTGGTTTACCTTTATGAGTTTTGGTAATTCCCGCTTTATCATCCGCTTTTGCGAAATCTTTCCCAACTGATTGTGGTACACCAGCTTTCTTTGCAAAAGATTTGCTATGGGCAATTGCCTCCATAAACTTATGTTGCTTATCCGATGTGCTAGGCATATTTAACCCTCCAAATTGTGCATAAGTGCATTTATCACAATACTCTTTTGTTTAGAAATATCAACATCATTCCAGTATTCACCACCAAGTATATCGCGGCATATCGGGTCGATAGTTTCCTCAGTAAATAGCGCCCATTGTCGTGCAGAGTTATTCGTATCCCATCTGAATATGCGACAAAACTCAACTATATCAATCCTATTATCGTTTGGCCTCCTATTGGATTTGGGGGACATTTCAA